TAACTATAGGCTTTATAGCTTGAGCAATCATTTTATCTCTTAAGGAACTAGAACCTTCCATAGACGCCAGCTCTCCTGCGCCTACTTTTTGGAAGAACTTTTCAACAACTTTTTTAATAACTACTTCTCTAGCTTGGTCCGTTGTACGGTTAGTATACTTGTCTTGAAAAGTAATAAAAGGAACATAAGTTGCCGATAGCTTACCAGTATCTGTTACTATTTGATTATATTCTATAGATACTCTTAACAGATCCGTAATCTCGTTTTGGGTTAGTTTTAAGTCCCCTTCTGTAAAAGAGTCTTTAATAAAAGACCTAAATTCTTGTTGAAAAAGCTTTTTAGCTTCTTCGTCATCTTTTAAAGCATTTTGAGCTCTTCCCATACCTTGAGCTATCTGAACACCAGACACAGCCAAGCCATCACTAGCTCCATGACCTCTATCTACAGAGGCTCTTAATTTTTTTATATTATGCTGAGAAGTCTTGACAAATAAGTCTATTATCTCTTTTTTACACTTGCCTATCTGGGCAAAACTACTGCAAATAAAAGCGGTCCCTTTTAAAACTTTTTTATACTCCGAAGGAAACTTTTTACGTAAGTGCATACCTCCCATAGTGTTTTCTATAGTTGCAGCGCCTTTAGCATATCTTTTATGTCTTTTAATATAACTATCTTGATACTTTTTTGCTATAATTCTAGCATTCTTTAGGTCGCTAGGGCTGAACTCTAGTAACTTTAAGTCTTCGTCAAGATGCCCTCTATTAGCTAATTCTGTTATAGTATCATTAATAAATCTTAAATTTTCCAAAAATAAAACTTGAGGTCGTGCTTTTTGTAGCTGTTTTCTAGTTCTTGTATTTTCTTCAGAGCTTAAGTCTTTTAACAAAGCTTTTGCAAGTCTATCGCGTATATTACTCTCCATTAGTAAACTTTATACAAGTCTAAGACTCTCTTAATGTGATCGGGGAAAGCAACATTATTACTTTGAGTGGTTGAAGCAGAGTTTTGTATACTCGCGCCTCCCATAACCTTTCGTTCCTTATGCTCGTCTTTATGATAGTAAGTAATTAAATCAATCACTGCCAGTTTTAAATCTGCTGGACATGCAGCATAACCTGCTTTATAAGTGATCTTAACAGCTGCAGGACCTCCGGGCCAATTCTTTTTTCCGCCCTGTGTACTTACTCTATAAACTGCATCTAAGGTTGTATCTGCAAAATACTCGGTAGCTGGTACAGTAGTGTAGCTAGAACTATAGTCATCCCTTTCCTCTACAGATACGATTGAAACTAAAGGAGTCTCTGTTAATTGTACTAAATTTGTTGCCCAGTTAATACTGAACGTTTCTATCTTATTTGACGAGTAGTAGTCTACAAAAGAGGTACCACAATAAGTTTTTACTAATTGACTCACAGAGGGAATTAAAGCATTGAGTTTCAAATCATCCTTAGGAGTTGAAATACCTTCTGCTTCTTTATAGTCTTCCAATGTTATCAAGTCTGCCATAGTCTATAAGTCCATTAGTAAAAACTTGGGGGAGATAAACTCCCCCTCGTTTCTATACTTTTTAAGTATTAAGCAATGAAATCGATCTTCACTACTGGCTCGTTACCTGCGCCATCACCTGCTACGAGCTCTTCGAAGCCAAGAGATTGGCTTGCGACGATTACTCTACGCTGGTTCATGACTTCGTAATCCTGCTCAACGGTTACACCGCGAAGACGAGGACTTACATAGTTACGAGTGTAACATGCAAATGCAGCTGGTCCAGCCGCAGCTTCTGCTGCAAACTCATCAGATACAACTACTGGAGTACCAAATACGGCTCCGATAGTACCAGTTACACGTGCTGCAAGATCAGATCCTACTTCATCTACTGTCTGGAAGCTAGCATCTTCAAGTAGGTCGTAGTAGCTGTTCTGGCTTACGATGTAGGCCAAATCAGTTGGGTTAAGACCATACTTACCCATGCCCTGACGAGCACCAAGCAACATAGCTGAAGTCATCTTGGCAGAGTTACCTGAAGCGACAGAAGCGCCGTCAAGGTCAATCTTACCAGAGTGAATAGCTGCGTAGCCATCAAGACCAGTAACAGAACCACCGCCCATAAGGAATGCAGATTCAACAGCTCGTGCGTGTGCACGTGCAACAGATTCAACAAGCATAGGCATTAAGTTAATGAGTACTTGCTCGTCAACGTCATTGTCCATGAAAGAACTAGAAACGAGACGGTAAGCATTCAAGATTACTTGCTTAGGCTGGAACTTATTAGCGTTACTTCCAGAGTTACCTGCATTCTGCAAGTTTCCACCAGTAGCGGCAGTTGCCCATGCAGCTGCATCAACGTCAGGCTGGATAGGTAGTACAGTAGCTGCACCATTTACAGTGATTTCACGGAACAAACGAGCTACTTTCAACTCATTCTGAATTTCTTTCTCGATAAGATTAGAAACTTCCTGATCGATATCAGCTGCGTTAGTAGTGTAGTCAATACCAGCTTTTTCTTGTACGTCACGAGCAAAGTCAGTATTCATACCTTTTTGAGTCATAACACCCAAAAGGTGAGCCTTCATAAACTCATTGCCCCACTTAGAAATATCACCTTTACCAGAACGATCAGCAAAAGTCTTCTTGCTGTTCTTCATGGCTTCAATTTCTGATGATTTCTCTTCCAACTCAGACTTATACTGCTTAAGTACTTCGTCAATTTTTGCGTCTTTTTCAGCTAACTTAGCTTCAACGTCTGACATAAGAGCTTCAACTCCAGTCTGTACGCCAGTTTTAACGCGGATTTCTTCGGCTTCAACAGCCTGTGCTTTTTCAACTTCTGCGTCGGCTACTGCCTTTGCTTCTGCTTCATCAGCTGCTTTTTGCTCGGCTTGCTTCATAGCAATCTTAGCAGCTGTGTCTTCAGCTACCTTCTTTGCAAAAGCTTCCAAGTCGATGTTTTGATTATCCATCTTGATCTCCTGATCTGCGGAATTAATATCCGCGCTTTGAGGTGTGTCACTAGCTATTCCCGAAGTAATAACTTCATCCTTAGCCAGAGACTGACCTGCTAGATCTACACGATTTGTGAAAGTTTTTTTGAATTCTTCGTACTCTTCGGAAGAGTCAAAAGACTTCGCGAGCGAAAAAGTGGCCGATTGATTGCATGGCACAGATACTACAGATACCTCAAACAACTCAGCGTCCTTAATCATAAGTCCGTCGGTTTCCTTAATATAATCAGCATCCTTGACTCGGAAACCTACGGAAAAGGCCCCAAGAACACCGTCTTTAACTAGCTCTGCAACATTAGCAGGTGCAGACTTGCTAATCTTACATTCCAACTCTAAACCATCTGGGCCAGACTTCAGACCCGTAGCTCGACCAATAGGCTTGTCATAATCGTGGTTAAACAAGATAATTGGATTTTTTTCAAAGTTCTTTAGTCCACCTTTCTGCCAAGCCTCTGCTGAGATGGAGTCACCCGCGCGATCAAAATCAGCTGTACTTGCCATTCCACGAATCATCACAGAGCCATCATCCTGCTCATGAGACTTGAAAGTAGACGTCAGATTAAAGATTTTATTCATCATCTTTATCCTTTTTTACTGCTGGTTTAACAGCAGGCTTGACCGCGGCCTTTGGAGTTGGCTTTGGTTCTTTTGGTGGAACAGGCTTTGGTGGAGGGTTCTCCTTCAGCTTAATTTCTGTCCACACATCTGGAAGAGAGCTTTCCATAATACTTAACATACGGCTCCAGCTTCCAAAATGATTCATTACAATTCCTGATCTTACAGGTGTACGTATTTCAATTCTTTCATAGTCATGTCGAGTAAGGACTCTTCCTTCTTCTAACATAACCATTCCAACTGCTTCGAGTACTTTTCCTCTTTGTCTTAAACTTCCCATTATTCCTCCGGTTCCTCGACAGGGCGTCCACCCTCGTCTGGGTTAGTTGCTGATCCTGCAATGTTTGCAGGAACGCGAATTTCTTCTGTACCTTCAATAGGCTCAAAGCCTAATCGGTCTCTTGCTTCTGCGGCAGTAATAATACCGCCATTTACTAGTGAAGTATAGTAAGCTGAAGCATCTCGAAGTTCCGGTTGTAAAGCGGGAATATTAGAAATGTCCTCACTTAACTCAAAACCAAAAAATCTTTCGAGTCCATAATTAATTTTTCGGACTATAGGAAGTATAGTCTCAAGATAATACATTCGCATATTTGGGCGAATATTAGCGTTGTTACCAGAGTCCATCATAATTGGAGGGATTCCTAACGCCTTTAAAATAATCTTTTCATTTTCTGAGATTGCAGATTGAAAATCGAGTTCTTTAAAATTTACATTCGATATTGCATCTACTTCGATTCCACCGTCTAAAATAAGAGGCCGTCTTCCTCCTGCATCCGGACGGTATCTTGACTGCCAAGAAACCATCATACGCTCTTTAATTTTCTCCGAAAGTGTATTAGGAGATTTAAGTACTAGACCTGGAACGGCTCCGTTCTTGAAAAAGTTATCTTGAAACGCTCTCATGTTTTTCATCAAAATCATAGTACGCAATGCAGGTTTTAGTCTCGGTACTCCACGATAGATAGAGTGAAAAGAGTTTTCTTTAATATGAATAATCTCATTCGGACTAAACGTAATATCATGCATTGTAAACTTTTCAATGTAGGTTTCTGTA